TGTCCTTCGAACAACATCAAACATACAATGAAGAATTGAGCAACAGAAAACAACAATACCGTGACAAGTGGCAAGAGAGGTATGGGGAAAAAGAGATGCCTAAGCACATATTAGGCATCGCTGATAAACAGGCTGAACGAGATTTCCATGAAGAAATATACAAGACTGGCAGTGTATTTGGTTCCCAAGCGGACCTGTTAGAACAAGGCGTTATCAGCGATCTTACAGGGAGCTATTTAACCGGTAATGCAGACAGTACTTATGAGATAGACGGCGAAGAAGTATCAAGAGAAGAATATCAAGCTAAAAAAGATCAAATGTCAGGTAGAGGACAGGGGAATGATTGGAAAAATAAAACCGGGTTTGATGTTTGGTTAAAAGACGGCAGTACAGTAACGGTAAATTCCGATGAAGAGATTGCTGAACTAGAGAGAAAAGGTCTAGCAGATGCAGATGAAATTGCCTTGGCCAAGGAGCAGGTGAGGCTGGAAAATACAGACCCTAGCGAAATGGTTGTTGATGAAGAAACCCCAGAGAGTGAGTCAAAACCCATGGATCCCAGGGTGGCAGCGATGTATGCTAAGAGGGAGGAAAAGGCTGAAAGGGATGCGAAAGTACAAGAAATGGCTGAAAGGATGGGTATTGATCCTGAAAATGTTCGAGGAAATAATATTCAAGCCGGTGTAGTTACAGAGATTAATGGTCAGTCTACAGAAGAATTCTTGACACCAGAAGAAAAAGAGACTCTCAGACCCTTTCGAGAAGCAAATGCTGATATGCAAGCAAAAAGGGCAGAAATGAATATTCCTGATGTTCCAGTTCAAAGTTCATTAGATTCTTCTACAGCAAACAATTCAATGAGAAATGCATCTTCTAGTTCTGTAGAGAGCGCAACAGAAAGAGCATCTTCTGCTACTAATAATGCTCCTGTAATTGTAAACAACTCAACTCCACCGGCTCCCCCACAGCCTGCTCCAGCCGTTAATGTTGTTGTATCTATGCCGAAATGGATTGGACCACAAGATGCATCCGGTCTACGATTTATCTCAAATGTAGAGTTTTAATAAAAAAAGGGGCAGCCTAAGCCGCCCCTCTAAGGTCACCAAGCTAGATTTAATCTTCCTCAGCTAGGGAAGCAAAGTAACTCAATGTATCTTCTTCATCATCATCTGTGCTAGACTTAACAGATACAGTACTTGCAGATTTAACAGCCATCAAATCTTCTACATCGTCATCACCCGTCTGTTGGGCAATAGATTCAGCAGTAGTGACTTTTGCACCACCTGTAAGTACCTGATTAAGTTTAGCCTTCAACTCATCATAAGTTTTGAAGTTCTTAGGATCAACAATCTCAGCAAGAGAGTGTTGCTTACCCCAAATTGCTTCAATATCTTCATCGCTATCTGCAACAGCAGAAGGTGAAGATTCAAATTCAGACTTATCGTAGTTGCGATAACCCTCAACTTGTCGTGCTTTCAATTTGAAGTTGACACCTTCCCAGAAATCAAAAGGATTTACTGGAGTTTCATCTTCAAACTCAGGTTGCATTACATCTTTAATTTTGTCAAAGATTTTCTTGCCAAACTTGAAGAGAAAAACCTGACCCTCGTTTTGAGGATTTGCAGGATCTTTCACAACAAGAATGTTTGCGTAGTAAGACAAACGGCGCTTTTGCTTTCGTGCAATATCTTTGTTTGCTTCTACACCACTGTTCCACAACTCGCTGTTAAGTTCTGATACTGGATCATTCTGACCGAGAGTTGTGAGAGAATTTTCAATGTACCACTTGCCTGTGGGACCTTGAAAGCCATGATTCCAGATGCGAACCCAGGGTAGTTCTTCACCTTTAGGCGGGGCAAGAAAACGAATGATTGCATATCCGTTGCCAGCAGAATCTACTGACAGCTTCCATTCATTGCTATCGTTATTGCCTTGTTGTTTAGGGGAATCAATTTTTTCGACCTCTTTCATTAGATTATCGAAAGAGCCTCTTGCCTTGCGCAAGTCTGAAAGTGAATTAAACGACATATTTGTTTCTCCGTATAAGCGTTGTATGTTTGTGTATTGTCCTATATCAGCGGACACTACTATTTATAATGCATTTCACCAGCGATTCTAATTCTATCGCTAATTTGGGTAAATGGACGATATTTCTTAATTAACAAACTAATGTCTTGTAAGAAGATATCATCATTGTCTATATTAACATAATTATAGAATTTGTCAAGTATTACCAGCGTTTCTAAGCAAATCATTTGACCGAAGTAGAGTCTGAATACCAAAGGGTGCTTACCGTTATCAGCAAAAAATGGTGATTCAATATTGTCTTTCTCCATCTCATAATCTATCTTTGCGACATCTTGTTCAAAAGTATAAGCGAAATTAGCATTCCTAGCCTTCCATGTTTCATATCTTTCTTTAGATTGAGCATCAAATATACCGCCCCATCTATCTCCAGAAACAAAGTTAGCAACTAAAAAATTTATTGCTTCTTTTCTTGTATAGTCTCTAGCAATCTTACGAATAGATAAAAGGTCTTTTCTTTTTAAGAAAGCCTTTTCGCTTGCTCTTACTGCTCCCTTAGTTTTTGTTATGTCATACTCTTTTGTAGTGAAGTGAAGTTTGAGTGCCAAATATAAACGATATACTTCAAACGGTTCCATCAGTGCATCTCATATTAAAAGGGGAGTTTACCTGTTTTTTCTTTCATCAAGTTAAGAGATTCTGCCTCCACCTTAATTTTTTCTTTAAGAGAAGGCGTGACTAGTTTTTTGACCGATTCAATTTCAATCTCTTGCTTTACACAATATTCAACCAAAATGTCAATTAGACTACTATTTGTCTTGTGTGCTTTTTTTTCAATATGCTGAGAAAACTCAACCTGTGTTTTGAATTGTTTCGTTATAAGAAACACATCGGTCACTTTTGACTTATCAGTTAAGTCATTATCTACTACTAACTTATGCATTTAATTTTTTCCATTTTTTAATATAATCTATCACATCAAATTTTCCTTCGATGAATGGTTTGTCACAAAAAGTTTTTTCTGCTTCACCGGGTTTATCAAATTCATGAATGTAAGGATGGTCAAACGCTTTTGCAATTTCAAGAATAGTTTTAGGATCGCCCTTACCCAACATGACATAATCAGGACGCTTTGAGGGAGTAAGCAAAAGCAATTTAACTATACCCGCTATAGCATCTGAAACAAAAGTAAAATCTCTTGACTTTCTTCCACTTCCATATATTCTTAGTGGTTCATTTTTCAATATTTGATTTTTAAAACTCCTGATTACAGTACTATGTTCTCCATAGTCTGCTTCTCTAGGACCATACACATTATAAAAATATAACAAATGACTTTTTATACCCCACAATTTTTTATACAGTTTTATATTCTCTTCTGCTATTGTTTTTCCAAATGTATATGGATTTGAGTAGACACTTGAAGAAAGTCTACTTGAAGATTGTGCAAAATATAATGGACACTTATACTCTCTTGCCCATTCACAAACAGCCACGGTAGGAACTATGTTGTTTAAAATAGCATCTTTAGGGTCTTCCATAGAAAGACGGACTCTAGGAGTATTTGCTAAATGTATTATTCCATCAATAGGGGTATCAGTTGCGATATTAACATCTTCTACCGCACAATGCAAATACTGCACAAAGGGGTGATCTATTACATGCTTTCCATTTCGTTTGTCATCAACAACAGTTACACAACATTCCATGGCTAACAGAGCCTCAACTAAATGAGATCCTATAAATCCACACCCACCGGTAACAACATAATGAGACATCTGTAGCATAATTATTTCATCTTATAAAAAATGTGTGTATCTACAACTGCTACCATTGGCATACTTTTAGACCAGTTAGGTTCAACATAATCCGCATGATAATGTGTAGCTCCATCAGTAACATCTATATCCATATTATATACAAGTTCAGCTAACTTGTAAATGCTTTCATAGGTTTTATGGTCATATATCTCATCAGACTTACCATCGCAATACCAACTAAACTGGCACTGATTTAAGAGAGGAACTTCTCTACCTTGTTCAAGATGCCATTGACTTAATTTTGCTTGATATACAACACCGCAAATAGTGTCTGGAAAATTAGGACTTTCTACTCGATTGAGAGTAACACTAGCAACTGCTACTTTTCCAAAAACACTTTCGCCCCGTGCCTCAAAGTAAATGTTTTTTGCTAAACAAATTATTTCACTGTCTAATGCGGGGATTATTATTTCAGGCTGGGTA